TCTATTGTTGCTGGATCTGCAGAGTATGTCATTGGGCAGGTTTCTGTGATACCCGAGGCATATCAAATGGCGATTGTATATCGTTCATCTGCATTATATTGGGAAAATAAACAAGATTCCGCAAAAGCAAAGACATATTGGCTTAAATATGATGGAGGAAACGAGGCTGGATATAGCAAGGAATATGGTGGTCTCATTGGACAAATGCTTGCTAATGAAGGAGAGACAGAGGAAGGAAGCTATGTTCCACCATTCGGATCGTCGAACAACATGGTTTCAGGAACGCCGTACTATTTTCCATGGTCTCAGGCAACTGGATTTAATTAATTAATGTAATCATATGGCACTAAACACTTTAATCAAAAAATTTGTAAACGGCATCGGAGGAAACTCTACTGATCTTAAAAGCTCTATTCAAGGGCAGTTTGGAGTTGCAAAGCCAGCAACTTCGAATATGTCAGTAGCACCTGTGGCTACTACTAGTACTACTCCTAAAAATAACTTTATTTCATCAACTGCTGGGGCTACTTCTACAAAGCCGACAACTATTACTCCGCTTCCTCAGTCTGGCCAACAGTATGTTTCTTCAATAGCAAATCAACAGCCTGCATATAACACCACAACAGGTTTGTTAACTGACTATGGAAAGACTCAGGGACTTCCTGAGGTAAATGCTTCTAAAACAATACAATCTTCTCCATCAGTTTCTTCTGGTACCCCTAAAAAAGAAAGCGCTTATATTGAATATCTAAAATCTATGTTTAATCCTGAACAATTGAAAATTGCTTCTGATAATACACAGGCGTTGAATGAACGAACATCTCGTGAATTAGAACGTTCCCGAGATAGGGAAGATGAGCTTCGAAAGAATGAAGTTGGGCAACTTAAAACAGGACAAGACTACCAACTTGGAGAAAATGAACGGCTTTCTAACAAATCTCTAGCTGACCTAGCAATTGCTAAAGGTGCAAATACTGACATCTATAATCAAATGCTTAATGCTGGAAAATCTGTATATGAAGCAGAACAGGCCCAGGCACAAGCTGATGCAGATGCACAGACCAATCTTCCAGCATCTGCCCAGGAATATGAGTATGCTAAAAAGAGCGGTTATTCAGGAACATTCCAAGAATATCAAACAGAAGATGCAAATCGAAAAGCTCAGGCAACAGGTCTTACCCCGGCTCAAATCAATACTACTGTTAATTCAATCGCTGGGGCATTTGATAACGAACCAACGGTTAAAGAATACAACTCCGTACAATCAACAATTTCAGCGTTGCAAAATGCAGGTCAAAGCCCTACTGATGATATTCAACGTATCTACGCTTTTGCAAAAGTCATGGATCCAACATCTGTGGTTCGAGAAGGAGAATATAAAACTGTTCAAGATTACTCCACGGCACTTCTTCAACGTATGGGAATCAATGTGGCACGCGCATTTGATGCTCGAGGATTTCTTACCGATGAAGCTCGTAACAATATGCTCACAACTCTTAACAATGTCCTTCAAGCTAAGAAATCAGCATACGATAACGTAGCAGCACAGTATCAACGTCAGATTGATGATGCGTATGCAGGAAAGAATAGAACCATAACTAACTATTCAGGAACTGGTTCTTCAACTGGAAGTGGTCAATCCAGCAATAGTTTTGCAGAAGTTTGGTAAATATGAATCCTACACTCGATCAACAAGCATTAAATCTCGCAAAGTCAATTGGACGTGCTGAAACAGGAGATGCGTCTCCTGATGCATATAACAAAAAGGGGGCTTCAGGGGAGAGTGGCCGTTATCAATTTATGCCATCAACATGGAAGGAATGGAGTAAAGATCATTTAGGTATTGATAATGCTCCAATGACTATTGAAAATCAAAATAAGGTTGCTTATTCACAAGTTAAAAAGTGGAAAGACATGGGTCTTACCCCTGCTCAAATTGCTTCAAAATGGAATTCAGGACGTGAGAATGCATACAAAGATGGTCTTAAAGGAACGAATAATCTCGGGGTTACATTTAATGTTCCTGATTATGTTAAAAAGGTATCTCAATTTTATAATGAGTCAAAAGGGCAAGGAAGTAGTCCTTCTATTCAGGAACAATCTCAATTGCCTGAAGAAAGTGTGAATCAACAGCGTGAAGAACTTATTGCACAACAACAACCAGTATCAACTAACCCTGATAAGGCAGAACCAACTGCAGCAGGGAATTTTCTTCGAGGATTTATTCGACCATTAGTGCGAGGAGTTAATACAGTTGTACAACCTACGTTAAAAGCTCTAGGAAAGGCTCCAGAGAGTCAATATAACGAATATTTAGGAGATGTATCAGGGTTTGGTATGAAAGAAGGACAGACAACATGGCAACGCGTTAAAGACGTTGTGGGAGGAGCAGCTGAAATAGCTGCAAACTTTATACCTGTAGGAAAAGGTGCACAAATAGCAACTCAGATAGGAAAGGGTTTTGTTAAAAATGCGGCTATCCAAACTGCAAAAACCGGGGCTATTGCAGGTGGTCTTTCTATGGGAGGTCAAGCTCTAGAACAAGATAAAAACGCTATTGATACATTAAAAGATACTGCAGTTGGAATTGTGACAGGTGGTCTTACAGGTGGCACACTCGGAGGAGGTACAGCATTAGCTAGTAAAGGACTTCAGTCATTGTTTGGTAAAACAACAAAAAATGTTGATGACCTAGTAAAGGCAATCACGCAAGGAAAACCAGAAGATGTTCAAGCGGCTAAACAGGCTCTCCTTGAAATTGATCGTTCTAGTGTTAAATCATATAAAGACCTGCGTGAAGCAGCTGACGTTAAAATCAAGGCAATTTCTGAAAAGGAAGATGCGCTTTTTGACACTAATAGTACGAAGACAACCCTAAATAATGCAAATACATCAGAACGAGTTGGTACTAAGGATGTATCTCAAAACCACGTTTCCGCCGCTTTAAATCAGTTAGAGGATCATTACACAACCATTAATGATCCTATTAAAGCTGAACAAGTTAGACAATTAAGAGTACGAGCTGAAAAAGAAGGTCTGACAGTAAAAGAAATTAATAATATTGCACGAGAACATGGGATAGCGCTTGAAGCCTACAATGCTAATGGAGAACTGGCGTCAGCTCTCAAGAAGCAGGCATTTGAGAATACTCGACAAGGAATTAAGACTACAGCGCGTGGCATCTTTGGCGATGAAGCGTACGAAGCAACCGATGAGGCACTTTCAAGTCTTTACCGACTTCGTGATTTGGCAGGAAAAATGGAAACAGCTGTTAGTGATCTAAAGAAGAAAGTAACCGAACGAGGTATAGGAGCAAAATTAGGCCGTCGTATATTCCAAATAATTGATACGCTTTCAGGAGGAACTGTAAAAGGATTTCTTCAAGCGGGATTTCCAAGTAATGTTGGGCTTAAAACATTGAATGCTATTGATCTTGAAAATCAATTAGCAAAAAATTTAACTGTATTTGAAAATATACTTAAAAATGAACTCCCTGCAGAAACAATTCTGCAAAAACTAGAACAACTTGTAAATACAAAGAATGCTGAAAAGAAAACACCAACCTTAAGTTTACCTGGCCCAAGTGGAAAAGTACCAATTCCAATGAATGCCCCGTTTGATCCTTTGCTTGATAAAGTTCAAGTAATTCAAGGAAAACCATCTGTTTCAATGAAAGGAGAATTTCTTCCACCACGATTATCGATTGAAGCACCTAAGACGAAACCTGTAATGACAGGTAAAAACCCTGAACTCTATACTTCAAATGATCAACTTCCTGTTATTGATGCAGGGAAGATACCAAAAAATAAAAGTAGTTTAGCGAGTGTGAATGAGCCGCCAAAAGTACTCTCTTCTACAAAAGACAACAAGGGAAATATTAAGCTAAAAGCGTTATTAGCAGGAGGAGCAACCACAGGATTAGGAGCTGTCGCATCAGCATTGAAGCCAAAAGCTCAAAAAGAGTTTAAAGCGGAAGCTGAATCAGTACCGGAATTTGTTCCAGAACAGTATCGTTCTGTTGTTGGAAAAGTTGCCAAAAAATATGGCATTCCGAGTAACTATCTCGGAGCAATACTTGACACCGAAGCAAAGAAAACAAAAACAGGTTCATGGGACCCTTCCTTTGTAAACAAGGGTGATAAGGACACTGGTATCGGTCAGCACACCCCAAGCTTCATACAGGAATACAGCGATGACTTCCAGAAAGAATACGGCAGAAAATATGATCCAAAAAATGCTGAGGATAATATCGCAGTAACTGCTCTTGCTCTTTCAGACATCATGAAAAAGCGAAACGTCCCTATTGAGGACGCAATCGCTATATACCATATGGGATTTCGAGGGTTCATTGATCCTGATCGAATGAAGGAGAAAGACAAGTATCTTCAACAGATACAAAGTCGTCTCAAATTAGACTAAAGATGTGACCAATGAAGTCGTTAAACTCATTTATGCAGAGGCACTCCCACCTCCACATCCTAAAAGTCCTACACCACCTTGGCACCCCCCAGGAGGAAGCGTCTGATTGTTAGGAAGATTCTTCTTATTCTTTTCTTCTCTCTCAGCTTCTTCCTTAGCTCGTTCTGTGGAATCTTCTCTCTCTTGATACCAACCCTTCACACCCTGAAGTTCACGAACCTCTTTCTCAAGATCCATTATTCGTAGGTATTGAGATTGTACGATGGTTTGAAGTTGTATGAGCGTAAGAGGGACATTGAATGATTCAGGGTTAACAGTATATGTAGGACTGTAAATCAAACAAGATTTTCCTGTTGTCACACTAAAGTTACTCCCAGGAGTACAGCCGTCTGGATATGTTTGGGCATACCCTAGTAAAGGAACGAGAAGAGCTAATAAGAATCCGAATAATAAAGATTTAATCATAGAAAACATAAAAATATCTAAAGAAATAATAAAGGAAATATCCTTATAAGAAATTAATAGCATGTCCAAGAAATTAAGTCAACCGCTATGGATGAAATACTAAAAAGAGATCAAAATTTTATAACAGTACTTGGAGGCGTCACAGATGACGCAGATCAAGACATTCGCATGTTGCGAGTGGATCCTATCAGTAAACGTCTTTTAATAAAAGCGGATATTTCGTCTTCGGGAGTTTCTTCTATTAACGGCCTTACAGGTGCTATTACTCTTGCCGCAGGAACGAATATCACTTTTGATACAGTAGGCAATACTATAACTATAAATGCTTCAGGGGGTGGTTCTGTTAGTTTTGGAACTGAGGGACAAATCCCTTTCATGAATAGTACTGATGACGACTTTGATTATTCTGCAAACATTATCTTTGATGGGGCACTTAAAATCACTGGAACCTCAGCACAAACTGTCCTCTATAACAGTACGAGACACACAGAGCTATTTTTAGATACTGATTACAAAACCTATTTTGGGCATGGGTATGCTGGAGCAGGGGGAGTAGATAGTAACTTACAATATATTTTCAGATACTTCCGTGTAGGAGGGGGGGCAATGGGATATGCAGATTCAGGTCTTGCTCTTGTCGATAATGGATATGGGCATACCACTGTTATTACACAAACAGCAAGTGGTTCATTGTATTGGGTGGATAGTGTAGGATCACCAGGTTCACTTGTTATAGGAACGATTCAAAACCCCTATGGGGGAGGATCAATTATTGCTTTTACAAATCTATGGACTATAGATAGTAACATTTCGACAAACGGTGGTGCGATATTTAATGAAGGGGGACTTAATGTAGATTTTAGAATAGAAGGTGATACAGATCAAAATTTATTCTTTGTAGATGCTTCAACTGACAGAATAGGGATAGGAACTAATACTCCGAAAGGAAAATTTGATATTGGTGGCTTTTTCACACCCCCAGCAGGAGTCCCGTTTACTACAGGGCCTGTAACAATCATTTCAGCAAATGAAAATGGTGTTTCAGGATTAGCAATGTCCAATGTCAATGCTGGTACTACCGCCGACTTTAGATTTATTCTTCAAGATTCAACAGGTCATTATATAGCTTTCTCACAACCAGGAATAAATAATAGCCAATCTACTATATTTGGGCAAAACAGACCAACAGCTGATTTTATTTTCAATACTGGAGGGACAACACGAAATCTAGCTATTGGTACCTTAGCAGCAAAAGATCTTATTTTTGGGACAAACAATACTGAACGAGTGCGTATTCTTGCAAATGGAAATGTAACAATTACCGCTCTTGATACAGGATCAACAGCTCCAACAACTTCAGGAACCACTAAAATGGTCATCACTGACGACAATGGCCAACTTTCATTTGCAGATATTCCAATTGAGGGACTCACTATCGGAACAACCACCATAACATCAGGTACAAACTTTAGAGTACTTATGAATAATGGAGGCGTGCTTGGTGAGTATTCCACTACTGGTACAGGTGTCGTAGCAATGAACACTTCTCCAACATTTATTACCCCCACTTTAGGAGTCGCTACTGCAACAAGTATCAATGGAGTAGTTATCACAACAGGAGGAAGCTCTACAAATTATTTAAGCGAAGATGGAACTTATACAACTCCTGCTGGCGGATCCTCTTACATACCTCCTTTTATAGGAAATACAACATACGCACCAAATGCAGCAGCAAATACTAATGCAGCTAATAGGGCATGGCTCATTGTATGTGAAGTTACCCAACCTTGTACAATAACGGGAATCAGAATCGGGGTAACAGTATCTAGTGGAAACATTGATGTTGGGTTATACGATGCTTCATTTTCAAGACTTGCTTCTTCTGGATCAACTGCATGTCCTACCGCTAACACAAAAGCAACGGTAAATTTTACTGCATCTGCAGTAATTACTCCTGGTACGTATTATCTTGCTCTAACAGCAGATAATACAACTGTTACTTTTACTCGAAGTGGATTAGATACAATTATGGGTCTTTGTTTCCAAAATACTGCATTTCCTCTTCCTACAACCATCACCCCGACCTATACAGGAATAGGAGGCGGAGACAGGTCATTTGCCATAGTGGGGGTAGTTTCAGGAGGAATAAGTAACTAAATATTTTGAAAACATATATAAAAACAGATTTGATTGTATGTATAAAATACATCATCGAGCCAGCATAAAATTATTAAAAAATGAGTAGCCTTGGAACTATGGATAACGAACCTTACACAAAACGAGAACTTGATCATTACTTTAATGACATCAAATCCATTCTTGCTCGACAAGATGGGACTTTGTCACGTATTGAAACACAAACCACAAAGACAAATGGGAGAGTATCCCGATTGGAATACTGGAGGAATGTTCTGATATGGAGTTTTGGAGTGGGATTAACTATCACTGTATTTTTATTAAATTATTTCAAATAGCATGAAAATTCTAATACTTACTAATAAATTGAAAATCGACATTAAACCACACGTTGTTAAGTGGATTGATTTTCTTAAAGAGAATATCGAAGAAGCTGTAATTGATGTTACCTATAAAGAAGTCCCATATTTGATTGACGCAGTCCGTCCTAATACTTTGCAATATAACGATCAATATCCCGTGGTCATGTATGCATATGATCGATTAGATCAGAGACCTAACAGTACCTCAAATGCATGGCTCCAGACAGCAAGAATGGTACTCATTCATCTTGCAACAGGGAAGATTGAACAGAACGTTGACTATATATGGAAAGATATTGCTCATGAATACAATCACGGACTTTGTTTCTTAACAGGGACCAAAGACGTTATGGACACGTATTTACACAATGATGATCCTCGTCATGCTGATGGGAATTTTGCACGACAATTTAAGTTATTGAAACCTAATTTATATAAGATTTTTCCTCAATCTACACCACTTCGAGAGGTTTCAATTAAACGTAACAAATCGACATCTAAACAAACCCTAGGAACACTCACTGCAAAAAATGGAGCAGCAACATTTTCCTGTAACACTCTTGAGTTACCAGACTTACAGAATAAATCAAACGTCTCATGTATTCCGAAAGGGAAGTATGAGTGCAAGTATACTTATTCGCCTAAATTCAAAAAAAATACATATGAAGTCACAAAGGTACCTACTCGCTCTGGGATTCGTATCCATAGCGCTAATTATTACAGCGACTTACTTGGTTGTATCGCATTGGGGAGCGGTCTCTCAGACCTCAATAAAGATGGTTCGCTAGATGTCATCAATTCACGAAATACCATCACTCTATTTGAGGAATTCATGCAACGAAAAGATTTCAGCCTTGTTATTACATAGGCCATTAAAAAAATAAATAAAATATTATGAAAACATACTTACAACATCTTATTAACTGGACTCGCGTTAAATCAGTAGCCTGGTTCTTTGCCGCTAGTATCTTAGCAGAAGCTTTTCTGACTCTTGGGAGTAATCCACATTCATGGACGTGGGAAAATGTGCAAGCAGCATTCGTCGCATCTATTATATTTCAAATAACAAAAGCATTTAAAAATTATTCTGATGAGCTAGGGGTACAAAAAGAAAGGGAATTGTATTAAAATTAAAACACGGAGCCGCCTATGAGATATGTAGCCTTGGAAGAGAACTTCTCTCATAAGCGGTTCGGTACTTCCAAGACTACCCGCATACGACAAATAGTATACATGAATCTTGGACAGTGGAAAACTACTTGAATTCACAGGTGAACGAGCGTACACTTATAGGAAATACTCTCCTATGAAGCAGTACCTACGACGGAAACGTCCAGCAGTAGAGAAAGTCCGTTCTAAGAAAGCCAAACCGAAAATCTCAACCGATGTGAAGAACCGAGGATACCAACGAGCGTAGCCTCATTGACCCGTACCTGAGAGAATAGAGGCCCCCGTATCTAAAGCGGGGGTTTCACTATATCTACTGATTTCAATGTGTGCAATATTGACTTTATTGGACATTTCAGGTAATACAGAAATTCTATCGTGGTGGGCTAATCCACTAAGGATAGAAAACATGTTTTTTAAAAGAAAACGATATGCTATACATGACCAGCTTGATATGTTCTGCTATGAAAGAAGATACTTTACTACTACACGCAAGCACAGAGAATGGATATTGCAGCTTATAAAGGTCACAGGAGTGAAGAGTGTTTCCGATATACTCCAAGAAGATGTTAAGGCTTTTATAGAGGCTGTAGGGGATACTAGAACCCCGTTTACAGTTACAAGTGCAGCAAGTGCACTAAGGATATTCATGGCATTTGTGAAGAAAAATGATATACTTTTATCAAGCCATATGATTAAAGAAAAAAAAGTAGGACGTCCAAAAAATGACGAGCTTCGAAAGAAGATTAACATGTATCTCAAAAAGGGATTAACTGTTCGCCAGGTGAGTAAACTTGTAGAGGTGCCAAAAAGCAATGTACAGTACTACAAATCCTAGTGTCCAAGTTATCCACATATGAGATACTTGCGTTGTCCAGTTAATTAGCAGATAATATCAACAGGTCTTTGACAACTCAATATAGCCAACAATCCCATGTGGGATTTAAAAACTTCTAGGTAACGTCGCACAATATATCAGGGACGTACCAAACGATAGAGAAGTAATAAAAATCACACGGGAAAAATCTGTGTGGTTTTTTGTTGGCAGTAATCTGAAGGTACATCTCGCCACATCAATGCGAACCATGCGTGCCTTCAGGCTACTGCCAATAGGAGATCTACAGTCATGGTTGGCTCTACTCGTTGCTTCTCAATTTTTTTACGTCCCCGACAGGGCGATCACAACCATATGGGAGCAGCGAGCAGAGTCCGCCATGCGTACACATATTAGCAGCCTTATATCTCTATACCTTCCCGCAAACTTATAAGGCTTGTGGGATGGATATAGGGAGAGTTACGAAATGAAAACAATTGAAAGAGAACAAGAAGAACTATATCTCGATCTTGCAAACTATCTTCAGCAACATGGCTGGTCATTTAACAACATTGTTAGAGATGAAGACAACAAGCCATATGTCCCAACAATGGAAGAAGACGGTGCAAAATCAAGACACTATTTACCAACTAAATACCAAGAGATTGCTTAGTATGAAAAAAATAATAAAGGAAGTAGACGAGAAAAAAGGAATTGTCCAAGTGACAATCGCAGATGAGCGGTGGTACCTGAAATCAGAGGAGAATAAAAAGACGGGCATTCCAGAATGGAAATCAGTTCCATCGGTAACCTGGGTCACCCAAAGCTATCCAAAAGGAATTCAATATTTCAAATGGCTAGCTGACAAAGGGTGGGACGAAGCTGAAGCAATTAAAGTTGCAGCAGGAGATAAGGGTTCTAAGGTTCATAAAGCAATCGAAGATGTATTGCAAGGAATTGAAGTACGTATTGATTCAAAATATATCAACAATTCAACAGGTCAGGAAGAAGAACTTACCTTAGAAGAATGTGACTGTATCCTATCATTCAAATCTTGGTTTGATGAAGTAAAACCAGAAGTCATAACTTGGGAAACCAGTGTCTTCTCGGATAAGCATAACTACGCAGGGACTATCGACTTTGTATGTCGAATAGATAACCAATTTTGGATTGTGGATTTTAAAACAAGTCAATATATCTGGCCTTCTCATGAACTTCAAGTATCAGCTTATAAAGAAGCAATTACTAATGGAGAAAATGAGGTTCCTAAATATCAAAAAGGGGAGGATATAAAACTTGCAATACTCCAAGTTGGATACCGTAAAAATAAAGCAGGATATAAGTTTACTGAGATTGAAGATCAATTTGATCTATTCAAGGCAGCTCAACTTATCTGGAAAAAAGAACACGAAGGGGAACAACCTACTAAAAAGGACTATCCTATCATTCTTTCCCCTAAATTAGAAGTTAAAGAAATAATCACAGATGAAAAATAGTATTGAAATCTTAAAAAAAGCAAATATTATCCCAAAGCTTAGACTGGCAATCAAAGAGGAAGGAAAAGCCCCTCAACCTACAGGTGCACATCGAGTATCTCTCATTGAAGACAAGCTTATCAATGGAAAAGATGAAAAAGGAAACGTTATTCCAATGGTTAGGTACATCTTTGAAGAAAATGGAGAGAGAAAACGTTATGATGTTCCTCTAAAGAATAAAGAAGGGGAAGTTCACTACCTTGTTCAGAGGTTTGCGGAAGTAAATGAGGGTCAAGAACTGATTCTAGAGATGAAAAAAAGAGGTGCTAAAAACTACGTCTCAGTATCAGTAGTTGGTCACTCAAGCGAAGCTGAGATTAGCGACGAAGACGATATTCAAGTCGAAGAAGATCAAACTGAGGAACCTCTCTAATTATTATGAAGACATCATTGCGTGACACTTCATACCAAGCGTACCGCAATGATGTCCTTCCAAGCATTGGAGAGCATCAGCAGAAAGTGCTAGAGATCATACGTCAGGAAGATTACTTATCAGACAAAGAAATAGCACAGCGGTTAGGTTGGACAATAAACAGCGTGACTGGAAGACGGAATGAGCTCGAACAGAAAGGGCTCATTTTCGATGCAGGGACGAAACAGGATGAACGTACAGGTCGAAGGGTTCATATCTGGACTGCTGTAAAAAAACAACAAATATTATTCTTTTAATCAAACTTACAAATGGCTAGAAAGCGAATGATAGACCCTGAGTTTTGGCTTGATGAAGACATCACTAAACTTGATTACGTTGCACGATTATTCTACATAGGAACTTGGAATTTCAGTGATGATTACGCAGTTATTGAAAATTCTCCAAAAAAACTCAAAGCTCAGATATTTCCTTATGACGAAGTTGACGTTGTACCAATAATTGAAAGTCTTGTCAAAATGAAGAAGTACATTCCTTTTGAGGCTGATGAAAAAAAATACTTATTTATCAAGAACTTTTTGAAATATCAACGAGTTGATAAACCAAGTATAAATAGAAATCCTTCTCCTTCTCAGGAACTACTCGATGAGTACTCTGCTACTACTCAAGAACCACTCAAAGCTGAAGTAAAGAGAAGAGAAGTAAAGAGAAGAGAAGTAAAGAGAAGAGAAGAGAATATATACAACGATGATAAGTTTAATTCTTTCTGGTCGTTGTATCCAAAAAAAGTTGGTAAACCAAAAACCTTTGAACTTTGGAAGGAACTTTCTGAGAAAACGAAAGATAAGATCCTCCTCGATGTTGTAGCGAGAATGCAAGATGAAAAATGGATTGGCGGATTTATCAAAGATCCAGAACGATATATAAAAAACCAACAATGGGAAGACGAGATACGAAGGTCGAAAACTACTAATAAAACAATTGAGTTATAGCTATGGCACATATAAAACTAAAAGATGGTACCCAGATAAAAATTGAGGACATCTCGAAAGCCAAACGAATCAAAGAAGCATTTGAAGATTCTAATATCCCATTTGATGCAGTGTTTGCAAATGTGACTAATAATCGTTCTTTAACCAAAGACCAGATCAAAGATGTTTCACTTCGTGACGAAGATGATGCAAGTTCTGAAAAGAAAAATCAAATCGCAGAGCATCTCAAGGAAGAAAAGAAAAAACAAATGGAAGAATTTGAAGAATTATTGAATCTTTCACCTGAAGAACGTTCAAAAGACATTCGATTCTTTAAACTAACCTTCTGGTGTCTCACTGGTATTAACCCAACATTAGGACAATTAGAAAAAGCTCAAGAATTACAACTATCGTACTTCAAAGAAAATAATTACCCATATCCAAGTCCTTACATCTTCAAATCAATGGTTCAAGAAATGGGGGTAGGAGATATTGAATCCTATCAAGGAAGTCTCCTTGGAACAGTGAAAGCACTGTTTTCGATCGGAGCAAACTATGTTCCGAAAAGGCAGTATGCAGAAAATAAACGAATCGAATCATATGTCGACTGAGACAGAAATTCAATCAGCAATCATTGATTATCTTTTTCTGAAGAAACATTTCTTTGTTAGATTGAATAATATTCCTCCTGTGCAAAGAAGTTCTGATGGTTCTATGAGATTCAGAAAGATGCCGAAAGGATCAATGCTCGGTCTTCCAGATATTATGGTCATCACTGAGGGAGGTTTCATCTGTTTCTTAGAATGTAAACAGAAAAAAGGTGTTCAGTCGAAAGAACAAAAAGAATTCGAATTACGATGTAAAGAAAAAGGAGCGGAGTATCGAGTAGTTCGAAGTATTGATGATGTTCAAATTATTGGATTGTAAGCTATAAGAAAACATGAAAATTAAACTATTGAAAGACATACCAGGATATAAAGCTGGAGAATAAAGTGGAAGTATGCCAGCACCAAAAGATCCAATTAAATACAAGCTCTATATTGAAAGACTTAAGTTAAGTCATACAGGTAAGAAGTTTTCCGATGGTACTAAAGAGAAAATGAGTTTAACTAGAAAGGGGAAAATTCCCAAAAATCTAGCATGGCTTACTAGTCCTGAATTAAATAAGAAACGTAGCGAAAAGATGAGAAGAGAAAATTGGGACGGTGGATATAGTGCAGTCCATGCTTGGGTTATCAAAAAAAAAGGTAAAGCATCAAAATGTGAAGACTGTAGTAAGGAAACAGGGAAGATTGAATGGTCAAATAAAGACCATAAATATCAAAGGATATTAGGAGATTACAATGCTCGTTGTGTATCTTGTCATCGAAAATACGATTTAAGTCAAGGACTTATTAAAAATAATTACCATTTATGAATGAAAAAATAATTGAAATACAAAATCCTGATGGAACTAAAACTCGTTATAAAGTCTTAGAAGAAATGCCTGAAGGAATAACTGTAACTCCTAAAGACGATATAGATATTGAGAAGATACGACACAGCTTTGATAATATCCAAATCTATATGAGGGGAACTGAAGATAGAATCCCTAAAGAAGAATTAAAGTGGTTCACCGCTTACCGCATCGTCAAAGCTTGCATAGAGAATCTGAATGGAAATGAAAAAGGAGGAGTAGAGATTGCTTCAAATAAAATTGGTGGGATCCATTCTCATGGGTGGAAAGGTTCAGATAATCAAACAAACATACTCCCTATGATGAAAGATAAAAAAACAGCAGAAAAAGTAATATCTCTCTGTGAAGCAGAATTAAAAGTATTATTTGGAGTGAAATAGTGACTACATTCATCGGTTTTGCAAAGGAGGACGGAGGAATAGAACTTACTGATTATCAACGCGCAACAATGCGCCAAAAGATAAAAGAAAATAGAGGAAAGAGAATACGTCTTACGATTGACCTCATGACACCTGAGTCACGAAATCAAAGAAAGTTCTACCACGGTGCCATTTTGCCCCTTATAGCCTATTACCAAGAGGGAATGGACCATCGTAATCATGAACATCTTGAAACTCTACACGATTGGCTTAAAATTGAATTCAATGGCGAGTTTATAAATCTAGGCGGTATATCTCACAAAGTTCCTAAAACTACGAAAGGAGATCTTAATAAATATCTTAATCGCATAATGGAATGGATGGACGAACAAGGATATAAAACAGAACTTCTCAATCCTGAAGATTATAAGAAATGGGGGAATGAAGTATTCCCGTTTGGTGGACCTGATACTTATATCGACTACTTAATGAGTTTGAACAAGTTATGAACCAAGTGTGCAGTAAATGTAAAGGACAACTTGAAAAAGAACGAGTACGACATTCGAGAGCTTGGGTATGTATCAAATGTCAGCATAAGCTTTCGATAGAATTACAAAAGAAAAGAAATTATAAAAATAAAACAATAACAAAAAAATGATACATATTATAACAATAATTTTACTGATAGTGTTGATAGGTGCAGACATTCGATTTTTCAGGAAACAGAGAAGAGAAATCAATGAGTTAAAGAAACAAGTTAAGAATCAGGATCCTCGATTTCAGAGTATGGTTGATAAAGCATTTAACTCAAGATGTAGAGCAGAGATTACTGCAATAAAAAATATACTAAAAAGTTCCCTAAAACAAGATATAACTATTCTTAATAATGGAATAGAAAGTTTAGATGAGGTAACAACGTTAAGATTCAATACTGTTCAAGATACTGTTCAATTATTTTCAGAAGAGTTACTTGATCTCAGGAAGTTAGTAACTTCTATTATAGAAAGTACATTACATAATAAAATCGTAAAGACAAAGAAGAAATAAGCAATAGTAATGAAGAAATACAAAATAATATATGCGGATCCTCCGTGGAAATACAAAGAGAATTGGGGTAATGGTAGTAACGAACACTCTTATCCAACAATGAATTTCGAAGACATATGTACATTACCCATACATGAAATAACAGATACTGATTGCCATTTATATTTGTGGGTTACAAACCCTTTCTTAGAAGAAGGATTAAAGCTGATAAAGGAATGGGGATTCAAGTACAAAACAACCATAACGTGGGTTAAAACGTATAAAGATGGAACGCCAGAAATGGGTATGGGGTATTACTTTAGAGGCTGCACAGAACATGTTTTATTTGCAACAAAAGGCAAAATGAAAATCTTGAATAAGACAACAAAGAATATGTTCGTTGAACAAAATCCAAGACAACACAGTAAGAAACCAGATAGCTTTAGAGATCTCATTGTACGGTGTAGTGGTGATGTCTCTCGTATTGAACTGTTTGCCAGAGATAAAACAGAAGGGTGGGACGTATGGGGAAATGAATTGGAAAGCGATATAGAGTTATCAAATAATTGTGCAAAGAAAACTATTAATAGATAAGGCATATGCCGAGAATTAAGATGAGAACATTCATTATAGGAGTTCTATTTACTATAGAACTAAACGGAAACTACATCCAGTTAGAAGAAAAGACTTCATTATTAATTATAACAATCCTAGGATTTACTATGGGGATTGGGATAATGACAGCTCTTTACCAAGATTATCTAAGTATTAGAAAAAAATGAAAAACATTAACTGGCCCGCAATCATATTCTGCATTATCTTTGCTCCTATTCTCATCATCGGATTACCGTTTTACTTCATCTACTGGCTCTGTGGAGGAATGAAGCCTGAAAGATGCAATATCTGTGGTGAATTATTAGAAGAACCATGGGACGCAAAGCGCCAATTCTGTAAAGGGCGTCCTCAACATAGACAATAAATATATGAAAGAATCAAAATTAACTGGAGACATCAAGGGAGAGACAGAACTAAATCCAGAAAGAGTAATCGACTTTCTCATTGAACTTGAAACCTTGATGATGATATACAAGATAGACAAGGTTGATGTCGCATGGAAGAAATTTTAACCTAATAAAAACAATGGTGAGTCTTTGGCCCTGCGGGATCGCAACCTGCTACAGCGCTGTAAAACAGAATTAACTGTTTAGGGCCACAGGCTCATCAACTATTATCAAGTAATAAACAAAATAATTAAGGAGTTTTAAGTATGACTAAAACATACACCGTACAACCAATACACGACATCGAATCAGTTAAAGATAGATTCTCTTACGTATATTCTCATATTACGAACAAAACTGTTCCCTTGGAGAATATCACCACTCCCACAACCGTACAGGTAGTGAGATATGACAAGACAATGACAACAGAAGAAATTCTAGAAGATTTTAAATCAAAAGGGTTGAAACCCGCCTCCCTAAATGCTCTCATTGCTTTCGGTTTATCAGATGACATGCCGAGGGATACGTGGCTAGTAGCACCCTCTTCGGTGTTCCTCGACAGGGACGGTAACCGCTGTTTCTTGGATGTGTTCCGTGACGGTGATTCTGACCGCGAGCTGTTCATGGCCGGCGTCGGGAACGTCTGGGACGGCCGCTGGGCGTTTCTCTGTGAAGCAGATAAAGATTCTAAGAAACTTAACTCTTCTAGTACCTTAGATACTTTGTCCTTAGAAAAACGAATTGAAAAACTAGAAAGTCTAGTCAACCCAGAGTTGTTGAAATGAATAATGAAAAATTAAAGGAAGAATGGAAAAAACTAATACAAGAGAAACAGTCACTTAAAGTTACTGAAGATGCAGAGGTTCTTGCTCATTGGTGGCTATCTTGGATAGACTCCCTCAAAGCAGAGATAAAGAAGGAGATAGGGATATTAAGAGAAGAAAAAGATAAATATCAAAAAGAATGTATTCATGAAGGAAATCTTAGTGATGCTCTTAGATACAATGCAAAAGTACAAGCCCTTGACGAAGTATTATCAATCAAATCATTAGAGAGTTAAAGTATGGAAGAAGAAAATAGAATGACGACGTGGGATTTTCTAAAATCTTTGGGTGTTTCCTGTTATCTTGGCTATTGGTGGGATAAGGGACGTGAAGGACTAGTCATAGGATTCTTTATATTTATTTCTTTCGTCATAGTACACATATTAAATAATCAATCAAACCAATAATATGAAACAACAAGAAGAAACCTACGAAGGAGTCATGAATGTAGACTTTAAACCTGATGCCGATATAGATGAGTTTTATAAATGGTTTGAAAGAACAGAAGCTCTTGCACAATTATCCATTAACCCATTAAAAATAGAAAAGATAGTAAGTGTGCTGCGAAGCGAAAACGAATCCCTTTTCAAAGCTTTCTTTTTAAAATCAATTGAGAATGCTAGAATTGATGAACGAGAAAGATTGATTAAGAGTATTCATAAAATCAGTACTGATACAAATGATACGGCTAGTAACGGAATTGGAGGAATTGGAGGAGTTACATCATGAGTAGTTACACATTCAAGGCAAAACATCGCAAGACTGATGAAGAAGTACCTGTAGATGCTATGGACGACTATTTTGGAAAGCATCAATATGGGTATCAGGTAGGTAATGAAGTCCTGAACGAGGAGGACTTTTATAAGCAATACACAGTACACAATGAAGTGAAAGAACAGGGAGAGCGATGCGAACAATATAAATGTCCTAGTTATGCCGATGACAACAATGTGATAAAAGATTGTCTCTGTGGTAAATGCCAAACAAGCTGTCAGTGTGGTGAATGTAAAATAAGACCTCATTTCTCAGATTGTGCAGTTCATAACCAACCATCAGAAGAAAAGGGGAAATGTACTTGCTCTTCCGTAGCAGTAGATGAAAAAACTAGCAGTAAATTATTAGAAGAGCATAAGGAAAAATACTTCCCCTTCTATTTCGTCGCAAAGAACGACACACTAAAGATGGACGAATATGGAAAAATTATCATGAACGGCGAAATCATAGGCAAGAGCGAAGACATCGCGGAGGCGTTCCGAATGAAGGAAGAGCATGGGAGAAGCAGGGTGCTTTTTAAAAAGAAACTTGCCAATACTCCAGATTGTGGCCATTGCGGAGTTAGTAAATACTGGATAGATAAAGAAAATTTACGGTGTTTACCTGGTTTTAATCATAAATTTTTCCCAAAACCTAACCCCGAAGCAGTGAGTGATTGGGAACTTATTGCAGCGAACCTAGCTATTGATACTTGGAAAAACAGAGCTAAAGGATATGCGAGGCATTCGGAAAGAGTCAGAGAGACTATTGAAAGCATAGTCAAATTCGTCGAGCAGAAAGCAATACAGCGAACGAGAGAGCAGGTTATCAAAGACTTCATCGCTATAGCTCGTGCAGAAAGCTCTCCAATTCACGCACAGAGAACTGTTGATGTTATCGAATCCTACATGATGAAAAAAGGACTTCGTTTTACCAATGAAGACAAGGAGTTGAAATAATGGCTTGTAATCATAAAGATACTGGACATTGTAATTTTTGTTCTAAATCTAGAAAACCTAAAGGTAAATGCGATATTTGCGGTGTCACACGTTATGCAACAACATGTCGTACGCACATGAGTAATGGCATGAAAATCCCTCGAACTAGAGGAAAACATACAACAAAAAGTGTTAAAAATCGTCGAAAACAAGCATTTATAAAGAAAGCATTAGTAACCCAACAATAAATCACTATGAATATACAAAAAGTAACCCGTATAGAAATTATTGATCACACCCGTCCTCTTGAAAGTGGAGGAGGGAGAGTATATACCTATTGGAGTGAATACGATAAGACTGACGTTACAGACCCTACGGTAGAGCTATTGTTGCAGGACGATGGAAAAACCCTTAAAATATTCATTTCACATAAAGAAGGTGGTACACTGTAAGTAGCACATCACCTTCGACAGTTTACGAAACTGATAAGCTATGGTGAAATACCATTTTCGTAACATCACGAAAATGGTTGTACATTGATAGGTTTATGCTCTAAACTTATAAAAAGATATTCACTTTACTATGTTCTTGGGGGATAGATGAAGATATTGGAGACTATAGATCCATATAAATCAAATTGAATCCTTGTAGCTACAAGAGTTCCCCACGAGCATAGTAAGTAGGGTAGTAGCATATTGGCTTGGAGGACACTCTCGATTAATAAGAGAGCGCTGGTTCCTTTTGAGGGATCAAGTTTTACAGGTCCAGCTAAGCCAGTATCCTGCTACTCAGGTAGCAGGGATTTGGAGTCACAATACTTACACCTTCGTCTTGCGAGAGATATAATGCACTAGAATCAGACTCCTTTACTGGAGTCTTTTTCTATTGGTCGGGTAATGTTTGACACATGATGTCCAAGTAATATACTTACAGTATGACCAACAAAAATAAGATCATAATCAAAGACTCGAAAGACAATCAGAAATACTTTGTTGTAAAAGGAGGTAATAACGAGACCATCGTCACGAGTGAGATGTATAAGACAACTCAAGGAGTGAACAAAGGTGTAAAAGCAATTCAAAAAATACTTAAAAACGCTGAGGTGATAAATAAGACGATTAAACCAAAGAAGAAATCATAATTTTATAAATATAAAGAAACTCCCTAGATATTAGGGAGTTTTAATTTGTTGACACGCTAAAAACGTGCTATACTTTCATACGATGTGGTGAGTATTATTACTCATTATTTTTTCTAGTTATACAAATGAATGAAGAAACTATCGATCAGGTAACTCCTGTCGAAACTCCTGAACCGGAGACCAGTTTAGAAGCACATGATTCTGTACCAACAGAAGCGGCTGAACAGCCTGAAGAAACAACAGAACATGAAAATTAAAAAATCCTACCTTGAGGTGTTATTTAACGTTGCAAAGGGCACTGAAGGAGTTCTAACACTACCTGAAGCACGAATACGAGACAATTTCCTCAAGCCTATTATAGAACTCACTCAGAACTTCTACGATGACCGAGAGAAGATATACCGTGAATACTGTATTAAGAATGAAGATGGAACGCCAGCACTCAAAGATGGAACAAAATACGAATTCAATAAGGATAAAGTAGAACAGATCGATATGGAACTAAAGACCCTCATGAGTGAGGAGGTAGAAATCACAGCTCCTGATACTATCAAAGAAATCCTTGAAAAGACTACCTACAGTCCTAAGTTAGGAGAAGCTGATGTTATTGATGAACTCTTAGCATCACTCTAATCATGGAATACACAACACGAGAACTTACTCCAGAAGAAGGACAAGAACTGACTAAAGACCTGCAGGAAGTGTTAAAAAAGCATGGAGCAGAGATGGGAGTGATCTCATCAATACAGCTGTTAAAGCGAGTAGAACCACCAACGCCATCACCCTATGAACATGGAGACAAGCCAGACACAACCGAAGAAGCTCCAAAGACTGACTAAGAAGCAGAGAGGCTTTGTGGAGCATTATGTTGCAACAGGGAATGCAAGCGAAGCGGTGAAGAAGAACTACAATGTATCGAATGACTTGACAGCAAGGGTAATGGGTAGTGAAAACTTAACAAAGCCTAACGTCGCACAAGCTATAGAGATAAAGCAAACTTCATTGAAATCTGCGCTTGAGAAGCAAGGTATCACCCCAGAGAAGATTGCAGAGAGGATTGACATTTTACTCCATGCATCAAAGCCTATCTACAAGAATAACAACTCTACCGGTGAGATTGAACAGGTTGGGGAGGAGATTGATTACACTGCTGTAGACAAAGGATTAAAGCACGCTACCAATATCTATGGTGTTATTGATCCTGATGACAAGCCAAAGCAGACGAACACAACTTATAACTTCATATTCTCCAATGAGGTGCAGGACAAGGTAAAAGAGATTAACGAAACCATTAAGGAGAAACTAATCAATGCTACACCGATTGAAACGAGCGTGGAAACTGAGCAATAAAACTCCAGAAGCCCTTTTAAAGCTTACTGATGAACAGATTGAGGCTATTCCTGATCGTGGAGATGGAAAAGCTGTGTTCATTAGCGAAGGAACAATTGCAGAGCATGAGGAATATGAGAAGGAGAAGAAGGGATTAAAAGGAATCTTTGGTATAGGGAAATGAAATTTGACCACACTCCACACCCCGATATTGAGGATCATTATTACATACGTGAACTGATTGAAGGACAAGAGAAACGATCTAACGACCGCACTTTTCACAGAAACCGTATCAAAGATCTTGCAGAGCGTGAGGATCTTATCAAAGACTCAAAGGCGGTAGCACTCACTGATTTCTATTGCACCAAGTGCAACGAGGACTTCAAAGGTGGTGCTGTGAAGCAAGTAGAGGTTGACTGGACCAATTCAAGCCAATCCATAGCATTCTACAAGCATAAATGCTCCAAGGGGCACTGGTGTATCAGATTGATCACTGATCGACACAAGGACGCATTCTTCACCAGATCAAAGCTAATGGCGAAAGACCGAGGCAGCCATTTTGCTGATATTATTCAGCCTTGGGAAACTAATTTTAATTTATTGTATGGAAAAAAGTAATTGTTCTGCAGTTTGTAATGATCCTGAACCTATTGGGGAAATATATCTTGAAATAAGGTCTCTACTAGGTCAATTAGAATTTACACATGAAATAATTGATTCTCTTAAACGAAAATTGTCTCCTGTACTTAGTGATGAAGTTCCTGGACCTAAAGTAACAAACAGTGCTAAGTTACCTTCTTCACTCAAGGAATCTCTTGTTGGAAGGGAGTTAGGAGCAGCGTCGAGTATTGTGCAAAACATCATTAATAGCATTGATGAACTTATTGTTCGAGTACGAATATAACCATGCATATCAACTCAAATTACATAGTAGTAGAGAAGCTTGAGGAACCAGTACAGGAAGGATTCAAGACAATAGAGGTACAGGATAACTTTATCTATAAGGGAAAGATTGTTTGTGTACCTGAACAACCAAGTCATGTGGGTAATCACCAGCTTTCAGTTGGGGATACAATCCTATATGCAAAATATAGCCCTGACACACATGAAATTGAACTAGAGGGAAAGAAGGTTAAATTCATAAATATCAGTGATGTATTAGTAGTAATGAAAAACAACGATGGGAGAACAGAATAAAGAAATAACATTCGGACACGAGGCACGCATGAAGATAAAAGCAGGGATAGATAAAGCTGCTGATGCAGTTAGGCCTACCCTTGGCGCAGTGGGTATGTCAGCAATCATTGAATTCCCTGGGCTTGACCCTATGGAGTGTGATGATGGTGTGACAATCCTTAAGAACTTACATTTCAAAGACCATTATGAGAATTTGGGACTACAAAAACTTAGAAAGGCCGCAATCCGCACTTCAAACGAAGGAGGAGATGGAACGGCAACGACAACTGTTCTTACGCAGGCTCTTGTCGCGGAAGCGTTCAAGGAAATCTCCAACGATAGTTCCAAAATCAGAGAGGTCAGAGAACGATTAGAAAAAGGTCTTGAAGAAACGCTTATAGAGCTATCGAAGATGAAGCGAGAGGTATCTGAGGAAGACATAGAGAAAATCGCAACAATCTCATCACTTGATCCTGAAATAGCTAAGGTCATCGCAGAGATCATCAAAGAAGTAGGTGTCAATGGTGTTATTACTGTAGAAAAGGGTTCAAAGCACGGATACTCAAAGGAAGTGGTGAAAGGAGCTAAGTTTGACAAAGGCTTGGTATCTCCATACTTCATTACAGACCATGCAACACAGAGTTGCGTACTTGAAGAACCATACATTGTTCTTGTGGACCGTAAAATAAGCACCAATGAGCAGATATTGAATCTGCTTAAGACCATTGGTACAGGGAAAGACATTATCTTCATTGCTGATGCAATCGATGGTGTAGCACTTGGTACGCTTGCATACAATGCACAGAATAAGATAGCAAACATTGCATGCGTTCCTAATCCGTATACAGGATCAAGAGCCCGTGAATTCCTCTTTGACATGGCCGCACTCACCGGCGCAACTGTCATCTCAGAGGAGATGGGTATGAAGCTTGACACAGCTGATGTATCTTTATGTGGGAGGGCTGAGAAGGTCATTGTTACTAAAGATTCGACAGTCATCATCGGTGGCAAGTCAGGAGAAGTACTACAAGCTCGTATAGAAAGCATTGAAAGTGATATTGAAGCAACTACATCTGAATACCAAAAAGTCATGTTAGAAGAGCGCCTAGCGCAATTGACAGGTGGAATCGGAGTGATTCGAGTCGGTGCATACACTGATACCGAATTCAATGCAAAGAAGTATAAGTTCGACAATGCTGTGAATGCCACGCAGGCTGCGTTACAGGAGGGAATATTGGCTGGTGGTGGAGTAGCTCTTTACAATGCAGCAATGAAACATGATGATCAAATGTTTCGAAACGCTTTGTGTATACCGTTTGAACAAATGTGTAAAAATGCAAATGTTGTAAATCCTTCCCTGGCTCTACCTTCAGGTGAAAGTGGTATTGATTTCAGAAGCAAAACAGAAGTAAATATGTTCAATTCAGGCATCATCGACCCATTCAAAGTGGTAAGACTAGCGCTGGAATCAGCGGTAGCGATCACAAGCTCCTTAGTGTCCATTGAGACAGCAATCGTATTAGAAGGAAAAGAAGATGATAACTAGGAACTGTGAGTGTTGTAAAGCTGAATATGGAACTGGAAAATTCTATGGGGATTACTGGTGCGATATAGGAAATCCCCATGCTGAAACAAAAGGACTATGTGAGTTCTGTAACCCGAATAATGAGACTTGGTACGCCATTGATAAGAAATGCCACAAAAACAAGATAAACAATACTATTCAATCCTAGACTGGATCGTCTCAGAGAATATCGTCAATGAGAAGGGAGAGGCCTTTGACTTCAGAGACCGACCGTTCCTCATTGACATTCTTATCGATTTCAGTCCAAACATTTCTGTAACAGCGTGTGCGCAGGTGGGGAAATCCGTCACGTTCTCAATCAAATCGCTCTTTGCCATCAAGCATTTGCATTTCAACGTCATCTATACGATGTCTTCTGACTCTGATGTGAACGAGTTCGTATCTTCTAAGTTCAACAAGATAGTGCAATCGAATATCCATGAGTTCAAGGGCATGCAGACTGACAACGTCGAGCGTAAGGAGTTCAACGATCGGTTCATATTCTTCAAAGGTACCAATTCAAAGACTGCTGCTATCTCAACCACTGCAGACCTGCTCATTCACGATGAGATCTCACGTTCTGATCAAGGAGCAATTGAGACCTATAAATCACGTACCAAAGCTTCCCAATACAAAGGCAGATGGCTGTTCTCAAACCCTGGAACAGAGCGAGATGAACTTGATTTGGCATGGAATAAGAGTGATATGAAAGAATGGACTATTACGTGTCCTCATTGCGGAGATGAGCATTTCCTCTCATGGCCTGAAAGCATTGACATTGAAAAAAAATGTTACGTTTGCAGAGCTTGCAAGGAACCGATCGCAGATGATGTTCGCAGACAAGGCAAATGGGTTGCACAAATGCCAGGAAGAAAGATAAGTGGATACCACATTTCCCATTTGATGTGCCCTTGGATCAGCGCAGAAGAGGTCATCGAGGATTCTATGGGAGATCCTGCATACTTCAACAACTTCGTACTTGGAAAGGCATACAGCCCAGGAGACTTGAGTGTCTCTAAGACTACTATTCTTGACCTATGGACTCCAAAAGACCTTGCAACAGGTAATGTGTTCCTTGGAGTGGACGTAGGTAACATCAAGCACTATGTAATACGTTCAGAGAAGGGATTGCTCAAGATAGGGAGGTTTTCCAATTGGAGTGAGTTAGACGCTATAATCGAATTCTGGAAGCCTACAAGCGGTGTCATCGATGCAATGCCTGACAACACTGCTGCAAAGCACTATGTTGATACGTATCGGTTCATGAAGATGTCCTTCTTTATGGAAAACAACAACAATCCTCAGACCATCGTGTGGTGGGGAGAGGGAGACAAGAAAGGAATTGTATATTCGCACCGGGACCGCATACTCGATAGGCATTTGACCGACATGGTTGAAGCAAAGCATTTAATTGGGGTTGCTACAGACAAGGAGTTCCAGCTCTACATCAAGCACTATGAGACACTGAGACGCGAGAAAGTGGTCAATAATAAAGGGATTGAGCGCTATGTATGGGAATCAACAACGGGGGAAGACCACTATGTCTTTGCTGATTTGTACAGCTATTTGGCTATGCTCGGTACTGGATCAGGAACGTTCTTTGGAGAAGTAACCCAAGCCGATCTTCCGAGTGTGCTTGGTGCTGATAGCATATACGATGTGACCAATATGTGGGCAGAGAACAACCAATGAACGAAGTAATAACTACGGTACAAAATGTCACAATCATCTTGACCGAAGAAGAGGCGGAGCGGTTCAAGAAGTTCCAGAAGTATTATGATACATTCATGGTTTTGATAAATAATGGAGTATTTGATGTACAATATGGGAAGACAACCCTTAATTTCAAAGGGGGATTATTAGAGAATATCACCAAAGAGGAAGTTATATTTAAGAGATAAAATAATGCATACACTAATTATATGGTTTATAGGAAGCATAATCTTATTATACCCCTTTCGTCTATTGGGATTGATAGTAAAGACCTTATAAGTTCCATATTTATGATAATAAAGAATTATAGAATGCTTAACTACGAAATATGTAAGTCCCTTAAAGATGCAGGGTTTCCGCAAAAACTAGAGGATTTATTGAATGAAATTGAGTACCAAGGAGTTACATATCAAAAGCCTACAGAACCCACCCTCTCAGAGCTTATACAGGAATGTGGAAATGAACCAAAAGGAATTTATTTCAGATGGCTCAAGAATGAAAAGACACAATGGCACGCACAAGCACGAAGACACCCATCTTCTTTAGGTGATGTACGAGCAAAAGGCTCCACCCCAGAAGAGGCAGTGGCGTTACTTTATTTAAAATTATATGAGAAATAGTTATCCACATGTTGCACTTGCCATATCATTGGTTGTATACTAGGTGTAATTAAATAGAGAACGCCCAACCGAACATACGGCGGCACAGACATTTACTTGTTTGTGCCGCTTTTTTTATTTCCCCATGTCAAAAATAGATATAAAAGCCTTGGATGAAGATAGTAAAGCGAAACTCGTGGAAGCACGGTGGTCTTCCTCATCTGAGGTATGGGATGTTGTTGAGCGAACCTATAAGACAAACACCGCTATCTACTCAAACCAGTCACAGTGGCTTCAATTCATTCCATTCCGCCGTCAGAACTACATTGTGCAAGCGAACCGCATCTTCGTGAACATGGAAGCGGTAATCAATTCCCTCATTGCTAATCCTCCAGGTATTAACATATTGCCTTCTCGTGAAGGAGAAATTGCCCAAGACTTTGCTCGAAAACTTGAAAGTTTCTTATCTAAGAAATACGTTGACTTAAATACAAAAGAAACACTCCGAAAAGGACTAAGAAACCTTTATTTTTCAAGAATTTTAGTCGTTAAACCATTTTGGAATCCTATCATCAATGACTTCGATTTTCGTGTAGTTGATCCTCGCAAAGTCCGTTTTGGCAAGCATTCGACAAAGGAGCAGGACTCTGAGTTTGCTATTGAGGAAATTGATGACAATCTCTGTTCAGTTATTGAACGATTTCCTGAAAAGAAACAAGAATTGATGGATAAATATGGCATCACTGACGAAACGCAACTCTATATTAAAAACCCTGATGTCAAATACAAGGAAGCATGGATAGGCGATTATGTTATTTTCAAACTCGACAATATTATTCTTGACACCATTAAGAATCCATATTGGGATTGGGACGGTATTTTAATCACTGATGAGGAAGAAGAAGAACTAAAAACACTGGAAGGACCAGGACGACGTGAGAAATTGCAATCAATCAAACTTGAACAAGATCAGCGTAAACAAGCGATGGTTGCTCCTGCAACACCTGAAGAAGAGGTTGAAGGTGAATATGCTGAACAAGAAGCTCCTGTGCAATATAAACCATATCTCTTTAACTATTTTGATAATCCAAGAAAACCGTATATCTTTGCAACTATTTTTAATAATGAAAACTCTCCAATCGGTCGTACTGACATGATTACACTTTCCGCTGAACTTCAGAAGGGTATTGATAAGCGAAAGATGGATATTGATGAGAACTGCGAACTAGTGAATGGAATCATCAAAGTTGATGCTGAGGTAATGGGCAAATCAGATGCACAACGTATTCGATGGGAAACAAAGGGCATCATTTGGGGTAAGGGAGTAAAAGATGGTGTGACTCGAGAAACAGGAACTCCGCTTCCTGCAATGGTATTTGACGACATGAACGATTCACGTCAAGAAATTGACAACATCATGGCTGCAACTTCTGCCTTTCGTGGTGAACGAGAAGGGCAAGAAACCAAAGCAGGGCGACTTGCTCTTATTCAGCAGTCTTATTTGCGTCTCAATGAGCTTGTACAGGTTGTCGATTATGTATGTAAGGAAATGTTTGATTGGGGCATGCAACTCGCTAAGACTCGATATACCGAATACCACTATGCGAAATGGTTGGGCAAAGAAGGAGCGCGAGAAATGATTGAACTTATCCAAGATGACTTCGAAGATGGTTCCGAAATTACCATTATTGCAGGGAAAACACTCCCTAAAGATGACGAATTCAAGTTTGAACAGGCACAAAACGATGTGTTGAATGGGTTTATCTCTCCTGCAGATTACTTGGAAATTGCTCAGTATGACAATGCAAAAGAACTAGCACAGAACAATGTGCTCTATAAACAAAACCCTGTTGAAGCGGTAGGTCTTCCTATGAATGAAATGCCACTTCCATTCCAACCAGGCGGTCTTACCCCGGAACAAGTGGCTGCTACAGCACCTGAGATAGCACCACAAGAAATGCAACCACAGGTTGAACCAGTTCCGGTGCAGTAACAACCTCGACCCGTGATGTCGGTAAACCCACAATTGCTCATTAAAATCTGGAGTCAAATGAACACCTTTCGATTAGACGAACATGATCGACTCCAGCTCTTAGTGAGTAATATATTTAGCAGCTAATAAGATCAAGCAATTTATCTTCAGTCGAAAGACCAAGTCGATAAAAGGGCAATCGAGACAAATATGGAAGAAACAATTGAAGTGGTTCCCAGTGAAGACAACGGCAATGTGCCGGCGGAAGCACCAAGCGAACCTACAGAAACAGCCACTCCTGCTGAACCAATGGAGCCAGTGCAACCAACTGAGCCTACAGCACCCGAACTATTCGAGTTGCCTGACGGCAGAAAGGTTGATGCAGAGACAGTCGCTCAGGAATATAAGAACCTCTTGTCCGACTATACTCGCAAATCCCAGACTCTAGCGGAGCTAGAAAAAGGGAAATTACCAACATCTAACGAACCTGCACAAAAACCCTATACCGACCCAAATTGGCAGCCACAGACTTGGGCAGAGGCCATAGAGCTCGCCAAACAAGAGGCTATCCAGGAATTTGAAGGCAAGGAGAAGGCAAAAGCTGAGCAGTATCAGGCCATCGAGAATCAGGTAGCGTCACAGCTAGCCGAGATCAAGACAACTGATCCAACACTCAATGAAAACGCCCTATTCCTCCATGCCAACAAGTACGGCTTCAAAGACCTGAAGCTCGCGCATCAGAACATGAAAGACATGGCTGAGACAGTGAAGAAGGTGCAGACCACAACGGCTGCAAACATCGCAAAGCGCGTTGATCCCGTGAGTGTCACTCCGGGAGCATCAGGACAGAAGCTCGATCCTAGCCAATTCAGCAGTGCAGTGGAGTATCTCCGCGCATTGAAAGGGACAGGGTAATACGCAGTAATTACAAAACATGATATTTAATGCAGCGGTAACGACAACAACACGAGAGAAAATCCTGCCTGATATTTACGATCAGGTAACTACAGGAACTCCAGGTTTGATGACCTTCCTACAGAAACCGAAGGAATGGAAATCAGGTACTTCTTATAAGTTCGGCATCAAATACGCAGACACCACTAACGGTGGAAACATGGGTATTGCCGACAAGCTTGATACTGACCGACAGAATGTTCGCGTACAGGCCAATTTCAACCTCAAAGCGGCTAACAAGCCAGTTGTGGTAGCGATTGCAGAAACGACAGCGAACATGGGAGACGAGCAGATCGTCGACCTCCTTGACACTGAATTCGATTCTCAGGCTCAGTCGCTTATGAACCTTATGGCCCAGAACCTCTATACCGGAAACGGGACAGGGAACGACTGGGACTCTCTTGCAAACGCAGCAGCAGACTCGACCCTCTTTGCAACCTATGGCGATCTTTCACGATCAACATATACCGCATGGAGCGGGTACTACCTCGCTGCAACAGGAGCATTGACACTTGCAAAACTTGCGACCGCAGACGATGCAGTGACAATCGGTGTCGATTCACCAGACATCGCCCTCACTACAAAGGCGATCTGGTCGACATACGAAAGCCTCCTTACACCTTCAGTACGCGCTAACTTCTCAACGTCAGGCTATCCACGCATGAACGCTTGGGGAGGAGTGCCAACTACTCCAGGTCTCGGCGGACAACAGGGATTCGTGTACCTCACATTCCGAGGCACACCGATCGCCAAAGATGAGCAGGTTCCATCAGGAAAGTTCTTCCTTGTGAACTCGAAAGGATTCGGATTCGTTGGATTCAACTATCAGGATGAAAACATCATGACAGCGAACTTCAAGAAGACATCCGATGCAGTCCCAAGCGGAGTGCCAGGAAACGTGAAGAGCACCCGTGGCTTCCAGTTCCGAAAGATGATGAGCCCAGTAGACCAGCTTACAAAGGTTGGATACCTCATCTATGCCGGTAACTTCGTTGCTACAGAGCCTCGATTACAAGGTCAGCTAGCAGCAGCTCAATAATATGAGTGAAGAAATAAAAGCTGAAGAAGCAATCGAATCTGAACCAGTGGAGGAATCTGCTGAAGAGGAAGTGATCGTCGAAGAGCCGAAGGAAGAGATCGAACTTCCTGCTGCAGGACTCATTGCGGCATCGGCGTAGTTATTAACCTAATCCTTTTACTTGATTCAGTTCAAAGAGGGAACCAAAAAAAATGGCTGAAATTGACTACAAAATTGAAGATGCACTGCCGATCGTTAAATTCCACGGCCTCAATACCGCAAAGGACGTCAACTTCTCAGGAACGACGACACTTGCAGGGCCTGTGGCAACGATAAACGGCACTGTGTATCCGATCGTTGCGCCAAGCGTAGCTCCTACTGCATACACAGGGGATGCAACGCTTGTGGCGGCGAACCTGAACACGAACGTCACGAACACTGGAGCTTCCGGAACGATCACATTGACGCTCCCTGCTGTCTCAGGACTGACAGGGTACACGCTCCATGTAGGACTTACCGTAGCGCAGATCGTTCGATTAGACCCTGCCGGCACTGAATCCATCTTTCTTGATGGATCAGGTGTTGCAGGAAAGTACGTAAACATTGCAGGAGTGATCGGCAATTATGCCGATGTGTACTGCAACGGAACCAGCTGGGTCGTCGTCGGACGAGCCGGTGTGGTGACGAAAGAAGCGTAATTAACAATAAGGGACGTTGTCCCAAATAGGCAGAGACTAAGAATCAAAGCCTGAAAAAACCATGAATACAATTTCATTCCAAAGCGTTTACAACACAATCACAGCTCGCGGCGAGTTCAAACTCGGACAACGTGCCGCTACCCCTGACGGCCGTGAATGGCAGTTTGTGAAGTTCAACAGCATTGCTTTCAACAGTGCGGTGTGTGTTCCAGACGCAGTTACTTCAGCAGACCTTTGGTCTTCAAGTACTGACAACCAAGGAAGAATCGTGTACCTATCTCGTGCAGCTTCAACCATGACAACAGGCGCTTTTGAAGACGGCATTGGTGTAGTTGATGACGGTACCGGGCGTGGTCAGACATTCAAAATTCGAACCAACAACGCTACTACCCTCACTCTCTATCCAGAAACTGCTCTTACTACAGCTCTTGCTGTTGCTGATTCAGATCTTACGCTCATGACCATGAGTGAAGTTGATCCAGCGGCAGTTACTTCTAAGGTGCAGATGGCACAGGGAGCAAACCAAGTTGCTGCATCTGCAGG